TTAACCCATTGATTAATTCCTTTTGTTAAACCACCTTTTTTACCTGTACCTGAACCAAACTTATAAGGGCTGTTAGGTGCTTTATTAGAACTTGTTTTACCTTTAACTCCTAAATCTACAAACGTACCATAATCGTCCATTTTAAAACCTACAATGGTAAATTTATTGTCGGTTACTATTTCACCTTTTAAACTATTGTACAATGATTTAGTATTATTATGTTTTGACTTTGATAAATTACTTCGTGCTTGTTGAATAACATAGTCACGAAACTTTTTTATTACTGTTTCAACTTCTAACATTTAGTCATTGTATTTTGTATTGCAACATCAAATGTATATGTAACTCCTGCAATTTTATTTTCAAATCTTTCTGTAAAAAATTCTATTGATGCAGTGTTATTTACAAGTTCGTAATCTTCAGCTAATGCACCACGTCTTAACACTTCTAAAAATCTATTTGCAACTGCTAATTGTGTATTTAAAACATCTTGCTCGTTATCGTTACCTAAAAATATATCTTCAACTTTTGATTTACTTTCATCTACAATATCCATTGATAATATAGATATGTTATAATTCAATACAGCACCTTGATATGAAACTGAATTAACTATAATATGACTTAATGGGAATATAGTTTGCTTGTTTAAATCAACTTTAAATATATCTCCTATTGTAACTGTATTTACAAACGGGTCTTTTTTTAATTGTTCTTTTATTGATTGTGTTATTTCGTAAAATGTACTCATTGTTTTCTTTTTATTAAATCTGATTCTATTTGATTCTTTTGTTTTTCAAATGTTAAATATGTTAAACACTGGCTAATTGGTAACTCGGTAACTCTATCAAATTCGATAATGTTTCCTTTAGCAAGAGCATAGATTGAACTATACCACCCCCATCTTTTACCAAATTGGGCTGATGCAGAATATTCTGTATCTCCTGATTGTTCTCCAAATAAGTCAGAGTACTGCTCAATAAGTCGTTGCCTAAAGTGTAAAAAAAAACATTTGCACCAAATACAACATCCAATGGTGCGTGTTTCATTACATCTGAATAAGTTATACTACCATTATATTTTTCAATCTCATACGTGCCATTTAAGCCATTCTTTTTAATTGGTCTATATAATACAGCCATAGCTTTGTGCATATTATCCCAATCAGTTATATACGTATCTAAATCTGTATATTCTCCAAATGACATATCATCTAAATTAGGAATAAAACCAAATTCAACTCCACCAAGTTTAAACTTATTAATAAACTTATGATTTGTAACATCAAACATTTTACCTAAAGAGTTTGTAATATCAACTACATCTTTATATCTAATTTCTGCTACATCTTTTAAATCAATTCCACAAAATGTTTGTACCATCTTTTGATGTAAAAATTCTGTGTCCTCATTATTTTTAGCTATCTTTAAGAAAGCCTGATATTGTGATAACTTAATTTCTTTTAATTCTGTTGGGATGTTAATTTCTAACTTCATAATATTTGTTTTTATATTAATAAAATAAAGTTGTAATTGTATTAAACAAAAAAAAGACTTACATTTCTGCAAGTCTTAATTCAAACAATTATTAACCAATTAATCTACATCTTCATAGGTAATGCAATAGGCAAAGTACCACTATTTAAAACTACACCGCAACCAATAGCAGACTTTTTAAAGTTCTTACCATAAGCCATTGCATAGCTTTTTATATCTACACCGCAACCTACCTGCATTCCATAAACAATAAAATTAGCACCTACTAAATATTTAACATATAATTCTGTATGTAAATGTCCTTGAACCTGTGATTGTAATTCTGTTTTTATTCTATTCATTGCTGTACCTCCCTCACCGTGATTAAAGTTTATACCAAACAATTCAATGTTTTCTACAAATTTCCAATCAGGTGTGTTTAAAACATCTTTATAATCTTTTATCCAACGTTTACTAACTCCAGAACTATATGCTTTTCTATAAACTAATCTATCATGATTACCTATTATAACAGTCGCTTTAGGAAATGTATAATACCAATCTGAAATCATATCTATTGCCCTATCTAATTCTTCACCAGCACTGTATCCATCAGGGTCTGATTCGTGATAACTTGAATAATGATTATCAATAATATCACCAATAAATATTACAGTACCACAATTATATAATTCTTGTTGTTCTCTACAGAACTTTAAATACTTTGGTAAAGTAAATGGTGCGTGTAAATCACCTATAATTAAAATGTTATTTAAATCACCTTTAAACGGTTCTAATTTTGTTTTGCTTAACTTTATATTACTTTTATTAGTTTGTTCTTTAAAAACGATTGTAGTACGTTTAGACGCTATATACTTCCGTAAACTTTCAATGTCAGTGTAACTTGCTTTTGGAAATAATTGTTTAGCTAACTCTGTATTATTAAATTGTTTATTTTTTAAATCTAAAATCTCTGTATCAAATCTTTTCCACTTACTCATATTTATTTTTTAATTTTCTGATTCGTATGCTTTTTTACATTCTTTATCGCAATAAGTTTTCTCGCAAGGTTCACAGCAATATAAACAATAGTTTTCTAATTCGACTGTTCCGTATTCTCTTGAATCTATCATAATGTTTTGTTTTTATATGTTTGATTAAAATAAAATAAACCACTTCGTGATTCTCCAAACGCATTAATAATTTGATTTTTTTCCATTTCTTTAGCTATTTCAACTATTGGTTCGTCTTCCGAAATTTTTAACCCTGTTAATATTTCAATTTCTATTAATAAGAATTCTACTGCTGTTTGTTTTGTTGTTTTCATAATTTAAAATGATTGTAAATATAATCTAATATTTGTTCGTTGTTTTTATTTATTAATTTTTTTTGTAATTCTTTAAAGTTAATATATTTTCCAATGTGCAAACCTAAAAAAAATATAATTAAAATAATCCAAATTATTATTATATATTTCATAATTCAATTATTTCATCAAATGTACACCAAACATAACAACCCCAAACAGAATCTAATAAACCCGTGTTATTAGAAAAATCGGCATTAATTAATTCATAACTAATGCCGTTTGATATACCTATTAACATTCTAATCTCCAGCTATTTTTTTTAACACCTTTAGAATTTAAAACACAATAGAAACTTTTACTTCCAACTGTTACAAATCCATTAGAACTGTTAAAGTTAATTACTTCTGCTGTTTGTTCAAATTCTAATTCAAATGATAATTTAATTTTTTCTTGAGTTTCCATCTTGTTTAGTTTTTATGTTGTTGTTATCTGAGTACAAATATATAACATTTATTAACATTCAAAACTATCAATACTAATTTTAACAAAACTTTAACATATTAATTTTTTAAATAAGCACTTGCTATTAAATACATTTGTTGCATTTTTTTAATTTCACCTACATTCCTTGGTAGATTAATCATTACTTCTACATTCTTAACGTGGTGTAAGTAGCATTGTATTGTGGCAATCATTTGTCCGTAAGTCATAATTTAATTATTAGATTAATATTATACAAATATACACAATTTTAATATATAAAGTAGTTTCCTTTATTTGGATTTTCTAATTGATAACCTACAGCATATCTTAAAGCATCTATACAATTATGAACCAATATGCCATTGGCAAAATATTCGTGACAATCTTCAATCATTAAATCATAAACTTCTGCTTTGTAACTTTCTCCTTGCTCGAAGTGCTTTAGCTTTGCAGTTGTTATGGCAGTATTTTGAAACTCCTCCGTGTCTTGTTTCATATTCTTTATTACATACTTCGCAATTATGTTTTTTATATTCTCTATTATGCCAAGTTTTTTTACCTTGTTCTTTATGCCATTGCAATCCAACTTCTGATTTATGCCATTCTTTTGCTGCTTCAATACCTTTTGAATGAAATTCTTTAAACCATTCTGGATTATCTTTAATTCTTTTTTTACCAGTAAACCTTTGATGTAAAGATTCAAGAACCATATTGAGGTTTGATATGTTATTATTTTGTGTGTTACCATCAACGTGGTGAATATGGTATCCTTTAGGAATATCCCCTTTATAATGTTTCCAAACTTCAGTATGTAGTCTTGTTGTTCCCCTACTAAAATATTTTTCGTTTTTGTAAAGTTTAAAATCTTTTCCGTTAAACCATTGTACAGGAATAGTCTGTCCTGATTCTGTAATTGTGAAATTTGTTTCCATTTATTAATAGTTTTAATTTTATGTTCTTTAGTTGAACACAAAGATAATGCCAAAGTATCGAATTGCATCGAGTACTTATTAACATTTTTTACACCATTATTAAAATTTACTAATACCTTTTTATATCCTTTACTTGTTAAAACTAAATCACCTACTTTTATTTTATCTATTCTAACTTGACCTTTAATTGTTGTTATTAAAGTATCTCCTGTAAAACAATGATTATGATTATCAATAGGTGTATTTGATTTCTTTTCTAACCAGCTATAATTATTTAATTCTTTAATTAAATTAATTGATTCAGGACTTATTATTAAATCATAATCTTGTAGTAATGCTATTCCATAAGTAACTGAACCTTGACCTTTAATTGCAGGAACTATATTTAATCCTGCCGATTGTAATTCAGATATTAGTCTTGGTTCAGCACTATCTGCAACTATTAAACTATCTAAACAATGTTGTTTATTTAAGCTGTGTATTTGACTCGTTGTTAATGCTTGTAAATAAAAACGTTCATTAATATAAATTCGTTTGTTAGCTGTATCTATATTGCATTCTACTAATGTTGTAGGGTCATTACTAAAACCAAAATCTTGACCGAATACAGATTTACCTACCTGTTCATATTTACCAATAGTCCAGTTTGTAAATATAACTCCTTCAGCTTTGTCTAACCAACCACCTAATATTTGATGCTTGTATTTCTCAGGTCTACGTTTCTTTATATTCTCTATTTGATTTATAAATGATTCAGAAAGATTTTCAATGTTATCTAAATAGGTCGTATGTATGTAAGTTGTATCGCCTTTAATTAAATTAACTCCTGATTGCACTCCTTTATCTTCAAAGAATTTCTTATAAATAAAATGTTCTTTTGTTGCAGGATTCAATACTAATAAAACTCTGTTTTGTATTCCAATAGTTCTTATACTAAAATCTATCTTTTCAAATGTTTCTTCATCTGTTAATTCTTCTGCTTCATCTAATACCCAAGTTGTAACACCTGCTAACGATTTTAAGTTTGCTGTTTGTGTTCCACTACTTGTTTTAATACCTTTAAAGAGTATCTTAGAGCCTGTTTTTCTATTTACTATTTCATCTTTAGTTATATAAAAATCATTCGTTAAATTAGCTGTTTCAATCTTACCTATAAATTCAGGTATAATAGAAACATTTGCAGATGTTAATGTATAACGTGTAAATAATATAACGTGTCCTGATTCATAAGTTAACATCAATAGAAATGAGTTCAAAGAATATGACTTCCCTGAACCCCTTCCACCTGTTATTACAAAGTATCTACTATCACTTCCTAATAGATTATATTTGTTATTTAGATTTATCAATTGTAAATATATCTTTTATATTAAAGTCGTTTAAACTATGAGTTGTTTCAATAATCTCTTTAGGCTTACCAAATATATGTTCTGCAATAAATAATTGACCCCTTTGTGATTGCATTAATGTATCTTTGACAAAAGATATTTTAGTTTCATCTTCTGTTACTGTGCTATACAATTCACTTAATGCTTTTAAGAATATGTTATTTACTTTTTCTTCCTCTACTTTTGGAGGTCTGCCTTTTCCTAATTTATTTCCTTTTTCAAATGCCATAGTTATAAATAATGTTTAAACATATTAAAAATAAATAAAAACGTTAATTGTTTATTGCATAAATTTATCTGTATCAATATCATAGTCATCTAATATTTTATATATCTGTTCAAAGACTAAATCAACTCCATCAATTACATATTGAGACTCTACACTTTCGTTATTTGTTTCTGCTTCACGCATACATTGTTTTTTTAAATTATGTGTTATTTGCCATAATGCAACTGCCATATCATTTGCCTTTATAGCTTGTAAGTATTCTAAATTATCTTCAGGTAGATTAAATTTTAATATTGCTTTCATAAGTTTATTTGTATTTTAGTTGTTGGACAGCTCATTTTATGTATTCCATTTGTTTGATTGCAATACTCACATTCTATTTCCCAATAGTAATCACATTCTAATCCATTGTTAGGTGGTTTACAAAAATACGATTGTCTATATTCGCTTGGTTCTGCTTTATATCTGTAACAGGTTGAACTTAGTTCGCAATTGTTACCACTACACATTGTTATATCCATCTTATTTGTTATATAGTTTACTTAATTCTTTTGTTACTTCTATCCAGTGTTCTGTTTGTTGCATTGTACCCATACATACAGCTCTGTTATATTCTTTGTTGTATTTATTGTAAAGTATTTCTGCTCTTTCTTTTGCGTTCATAATATTATTTTTATTATTGATATAATTATTAATGCAACTATAATCCACGCTCCAACTTCAATTTTAGTTTCTAATTTCATAATTTGCTTTTTGTTTTTCGTATAATTTTATTAATTCTAACTTATTATCTAAATTCATTCTTACTATTGCTTTTAATAGTTTTAAGACATTATTTCTACCTCCAAGTATATTTATATCATTTTGTGAAACTCTTGTTTGTAATCTAATGTTTTTTACTTCTGAAGGTTTCATAGCTTTATGTTTTTATTCATTGTGTAAAATGCTTCTAACCTATCTGTTATTAATGTGTATTGCATTGTTCCTTTTGTATTTATTAATAGGTTGTTTAATTCATCTATTATTATAAATTCATATTTAGGCGTTTCTATTTGTTGTTTTAATTTTAGTTTTAGTTCTTGATTTTCCCAATGTAAAGTTAATAAATTATTTTTTAATTTATCTATTTCAGACAATTCTTTTAATTCATTTTCATTTATTGTAAAGTAACTTAAAACAGTTTTTTTAAATTGTTTTAATTCAGGATTGTACTCCTCATATGTTTTATAATTCTTTAATGCGTGAATAACTGTAGCGTGATTTAATTCTATACTATCTCCTATTGCTTGTAATGTTTTCTTTGGCTTTAATTGTTTTAATACTGTGCAATATAAACTTCTTATTTCAATTGTTTGTCTGTTACGTGTTCTTATATTTATATCTGTGTTTGTTTCTTGCTTTATTATTTCTTTTAATCTTTCTGTTATTTCCATTTTAGTATTTCTGTTATTGGAATTAATATTGCTTTTGATGTATTGTTATCACCCATTGTTTTTATGTTTCCTTTTTTATAATATTCTCTACATATTTCTTTTA